AGTTAAAGTTGATGTAGATGAACTTGTAGATTTAGAATCATTAGAAAATGCATTTGGTCTTATACTTCAATATCCAAATAATCATGGAGCATTAAAATATAATGATGGATTTATGAGATGTGCCGAAGCCTATAAATGCATGAAGATTGCAATTGTTGACCCATTATGTCAGGTATTAATGAAACCTGTAGGAGAGATGGGATTTGATATTGCAGTTGGTAGTATGCAGAGATTTGGAATACCTATGGGTTTTGGAGGACCTCATGCAGC